TAATTTAGAATGTTGCCGTATTGGCAACTTTTTGATTTTATTGATTTTTTTTTTATTATTTTATTTAGTATAAAATATAATGGCAAATTTTTGGACAGCAGAAGATAAAATCCCGATTGGACAACAGAGAATTGCGGTTCCAGCAGAGCACGGACTGGATTATAACCCAGGACAGAAGGTTGAGTTTCATATTCCTTCTTCTATTGATTTTTTCCAACCAAAGGAGAGTTATTTAAAATTTGATGTTCTTTTAAAGAATGACAGCAACCCTCTGTTTCTTCAGTTAGATGGACAACTTGGGGGGCAGGTTTTAATCAGGGATTTGAGGGTATATTCCGGAGGCGCCGGAAGAGTTTTATTAGAAGAATACCAAAATTACAATGTTTTAACTGCTGTGAAGTATGATTATGAATTAAATGATACTATTAAAGAAAAGCGTGCGCTTACCGAAGGTTGCGTTTACTATGATGAGCGCAACCGCTCTACAATGGGTCTCCGTAGTGATACAGCAAATAACATTAATAATAATCCTTACTTTGATGAGTTAGAAACGGGTGTCCGTGATAATACATCAAATGAACCAGGATTTAAAAAGGCAAAATGCTTACTCCCATTAAATACCGGTATTTTCTCAAATGACAAGGTATTCCCTGTTGGTCTCACTGATGGTTTAATTGTAGAAATAATTTTAGAAGATGCTAAACATTGTATACAGAAACTTGATACTTGTAATCGCAAGAGAAAGTTAATGGCAAATCCGGTTTGCTTATCATTTAATGCTAGTGATACTGCTGACCCTGCTGACCCTAACGCTGCTCCGGTTTATCCTATCGGTAGTTCAGTTGGTAATGGTTCAGCATTCCAAGAATTTTATATTAGACGAGACAATTTGATGGCGGTTAATGCTTCTATTGGTGGTAGTCAAATCCCCTTCTGTGTTGGTCAGCATATTTCGTTTCTTGATACTGATACCGATACTCTCAATCCATCTGTTGTCAATACTGCTTACGGAGTAATCCAATCTATTGAGTATGTAGCAGGAGCGAAGAATTGCGTTAAAATAACGCTGGTTGCCAAGTATTCTCCAACAAATACGATGGATAAGAATTTTGTGATAGTTGATGTTTCTGTGGCAAATGCTACTGCTTCTGCTTGGAAACCAAGTTATGAAATTACGGATTGTGAATTTATTGTTCAGCAGGTTATGATGCCCGAGGGATACAAGAGCAAGTTAGCATCTATGATGAAAGAAGGTGGAGCGATGAATTATGATTTCTTATCATTTACTAATTACAAAACTTCACAGATTATGAGTGAAAAACTTACAACTCTACGAGTTCCTCTTACTCAATCTCGTGCCAAATCTGTGTTAGCAATCCCTACTGATGCTTCGGTATACACACAGCGTGATATTATGCGTGGTGAAGGCACGGAAATAGAATACTATGACCGACAGGAGGATGGCGCACCCTCAATGGCAAATCATAGCATTAGACCTGGTCTAGTAGGTATCACTGACCACATTACTCAATATCAGTTATTTTATGATGGTAAATTAAATCCATCTCGTAAGGTAAAATGTAGTAAGATTTCTTCTAAATTTTCAGTAGACCAGCAACCCCTAATTGAGTTAGAAAAGGCACTTGTGATGGCGGGTATCAAACCGCATTCTATGCTAAATTTCCAAAAGAATTTTTTAATTGGTCGCGCGCTTTCACTACAGGATGGTGTATATGATACACGAGGTAAGGATTTCCAATTACAGGTTGAGTATCAGGAAACCACGCCGCCTGCTCTCAATAAACTTTGGAATGTTTGGTGTGCTCACCTTCGTAGAATTGTAATCAGTGGAAATTCTATTCAGGTTGTAATCTAAAGATTGTTTCCAAAATGGCAACATTATTGATTTTTTAATTTTAAGAGTGTTTAAAATTTTTATTTGGATTAAGTATAAATAAAATGACAAGTTATTCCACGCATCAAGAAATCGTCCCAAGTAATATTACTAGTGATGGTAAATTATCGTATTACAACGGGCAACCAACTATCCAGTTTCTAATTGGTGAACAGGACAGATTTATCAAACCAGGCACAATCCGTCTTGTCGGTGAATTCACAATTTGGAAGGATGCTGGTGGCAGCGTGCTACCGGTTGAGGCAGATGGTATCCGTATGAATGAACGTTTAGGTGTAAATGCTGTTGTAGACCAACTAACGATTTTTTCACAGAAATCCTCTCAAGTAATGGAAAGCATAAATCATCACAATCGTATGATGAGTTCATACCTTTCCGTCACTCAATCTGTTGATGATTTTGCTGGACACACATATGAAACTTCACTACGTTTCCCCAACTTTAAAGCACAGGAGTTAGGTGTAATTACCAATACACAGGCAGACCAACCAACCGGCAAAAATGAATTTTGTATTCCGCTGGTTTGTGGGTTATTTTTGGGTCAAGACCCTATCCCTCTGTCCGGCACTTGGGGTGTTGGTGGACTTCGCATAGAAATCCAGTTAGCACCGGATAGTAATGTATTATTTTCCAAAGATAATACCACTGCTAATCTTCTCAATGCTCATTATGAATTATCTAATGTTAGACTTGTTTGTGAAACGATGGTTCCACCACCCGATCAACTTTCTCAATTAATGTCGCAGACTACTAATACATTTGTTTACAACTCTATTACATCGTATTATCAAACTATTAATTCAGCGAATGCTAATCTCAATTTTAATCTTGCCCTATCCAAGGTGCTGGGTGCTTATATGAATGTTGTTCCTGCTAGTCATATCAATAACTTAGGCAGAGACGGATTAGCAACTCTTCCCTTTACTAATAATGATGGTTCAGTAGCGGTGGTAGAGCAGGCGGTATTTACAAGGGCAGGTGAGAGATACCCTCTACAATACAACCTTGATACACTCCAAAAGGAGGCAACAGGTAATACAACAATTGATAGTCAGTTAGCAAGAAATTACATTAATTCAGTGATGGGATTTGCCAAGGTAAATCGCTCAAGTGTAAAACCTAATAATTACAAGTATTTTGCTATGACTGATAATTATGTTCAGGCAAAAGAAATGAAGGATGGAGGAAGTGCTTGGGGTCTTGGTGTTGCTTATGATACTATTAGCGACCAGGGTATCAGTTTCGCAAATGTCCCATTCGGTGTCCAACTTCAGTTAAGACTTACTAGTGATAGTCCGCAATCTATTTTCCTTTTTGTTCATTCTAAACAAACTTGTGTAAGCACCCCTCAAGGTATTCAGGTGTTAAAATAAAGGGTAAATAAATTTTAATTTTTTATATTATTATTTTTATTTTTGTTAAGTTATATAATATAAATATGACTAGTATTAATAATTCTGCTATGACACAGGCACAGGGGTCTGCTCCCCCTGGTGCTGGCGCAATTCCGGATTTAGTCAAAATTGGGACTATTCCAACTGATACAGCAATTGATGTGGCAACGGAAATTTTAGAACCGGTTTCTTTTTCACAGAACGAATGCCGATTTGTGCTTACAAATAAGGGTATTCTACATTCTAATTCTCGCATTACACTTTCTGTTGATAAAGGTGTTTTTGCTAATCCTACTCAAGGACAGAATAGTTTTTTCCCTGTTAATATTGGTATCGCATCTCTACTTCAGCGTGTGCGCCTAACTATTGGTGGCAAAACTATCAGTGAAATAGAAGACTTTGCGCACTATTATGCGTATGAAAGTAATTTTATCACCCCGGAACAACTTAAAGAACGTGAACAAGTGTTTACCGCACGCACTGGTTTAGCAGTCCGCCCAACTCTCAAGGAACGCCAGGCAGAGTATGAAGATGCTGGAACTCCCGCCAATAACATTGAGAGTATCAATGAAGCAGATAGTGTTTGTATTGATAACGGAAATGATTTTGATTATAAATCTACTTCTACAGGCAGGGCAGTCCTAGACAAGGGAACTGACCCGTCAGCAACTCGCCAAGTCCAGGGATGGTGCGATCTAAACAACAATCCAGTATTTTCTATTCTTATTGCTGATTTATTCCCATTCTTAAAAATGAACCAATTACCTCTATTTATGCTACAGGAACAGGTTGCTATTCATCTTACTTTCACCCCTAAAGTTTCGGGTGGTCTTGCTGCTACCAACTCAACTCGTGTTAGCACTACTCTCGGTGATGTTGGGGATGCTGATGCTACTATCACTAGAGATGAAGTTAAGATGGTTGCTGATTACATTTTTTATCCACAGGAAATGATGCTTCAGTATCAGCAGGCAAATGCTAATATGAGTTTCTCGTATGTTGATTATCAGTTTGTAAAGCGCGATGTTTCATCTGCCGAATTTTCCGGTCAGTTAATACAGAATGTTGGTGGTGCTGGTCGTATTGTAAATAAGGTTTGTGTTCAGGTAGAAAATAAGAAACCCGGAGACCAGGGATTAATTAATAATTACGGGAGTGATACACCGCTCGTGACGGCACTTTCTAACGGCACAATTACAACAAATTTAAGATACAATGATTTATTTTTATTCCCTATTGATGTTTCTAATTCAGCGAGACAATTTCATAATGTATTAATGACTGAAGGTCGTATGCCACACCTTTCTCGCGATATCTACTCCGGTCAGGGTCAGTTAGCAAAGGACGCACAATTTGGTGCTTTTGAGGATTACGGAATGGGCGCAGATTACGGCGGAGGGTCAACGCCTCTTATCAGTGATATTAGGTCTCGTGGAAACTGGCATTGCTACCGATTAAATCGTAATGAGCGTGTCAATAGCAGGGGTATAGAGTTATATGACAGACGCCAAACGATGGCAGGGTCATCAACACTCCGCGCTTGGATACAGGTTGTAAGGATGGCACAACTCAAGGAAGGCAGGATGGAAGTTGTTTATGCTTAAATTTTTTAAAATGTTTCCAATTTGGCAACAAAATACATTTTCGTAATTTAAACTTTTTTAATTATATATAATAAAATATATATGGAAGAAACAATCCTTGTAGAGTGTAGTAGACAATCAAGTTTAGAAGGCACTACTCAAAACTTCACTACTCCTGCTGAATGGACTTGCGAATGTGGAGATGGATTAATATTAGATATCGGTGATAAAATACAAGTTCATTCCGGTTTTGTAAGTGAGAAGGGAGCACAGGCAGGTGCTATAGAAATCAAAGAAAGAGTTAGAGGAGATACATTAGAAGCAGAAATAAGCAAAGATATAGAATATTTAGGATATTATGATGATTTTTCATCTAGAATAGACAAAATTACAGGAGAACAAGTTTATAGATACGGATGCGAAAAGGGTGGAAATGAAAATCATACTTTCGCAATCAATGATGGTGAAACAAATATTATATATGCCCCTTACAAAACTACCAATGGTGAACACTATGTAAGTTTACCCCGTAGACATACTGGAAAAGCACTGAATAATGCTTCTCTTTCTAATCCATATGACCAATGGGACAATACAACAGGGGCAAGTCCCCCTACTGCCGATCAAAATGTTCCGGGAGCATATGGTAATGTAGTTTATAATTTAGACCCTGGAGGCAAGTATTTTAACGGAGCGTGGGCACCTCTTGGAGTAGCAAATCAATTTCCCCCTGCTGATTACAAATTAGTAGGGCAAAATAAAAAAAATAGTGAACCGGTTATAAGTCCACCTGACCCACCAACTTTAAAAAAGGGTATGATAAGAAATGATTGTAGTAGATATACATTATTTCGCGCAGAAAAAGTATATAGAAACAGAAATTCAGCAAGTGATTTCGGTGTGCCTGCTGGAAATTATTTAGATTTACTTGGAAGAGAAGGTGGAATAAGTGGAGAAGCACCGGGAACTCCTGGGTATCAAAACGCAGAAGATAGAAGAGACCCTGCTATACTCTATACTTGGCATCCTGTTAAAGAAGTATTCACTATGAAATCAAAGGATGGGTTTAATTCCCCTAGTGATGTTGCTGCCGAAATCACAGAACAAATGAATAAAAGAGGTGTTTTAACTAGAAGAACTTTCCCGTATCCCACATCTACACTGAATGGATACGATGCTATAGAAGATTTAGTAAATTATTACGAATCACCTTTATATAAATCATACAATTGCGCAGGATATCTATATAATGCCCAAATGTATGCTGATTTTAAAAATGTTAATCCATCACACGACCCGAGCGCAGATGTAGAACAAATAACAAATAACGCTCACACTTATATGTCTCAATATCAACATATTGGTATAAAAAGACCTGACCTTTGGATACAAGGTAGAAAAACAAATGCTTCTCAAGGATTTTTAAAACCTGCTATCGGTGATGGTAGAAATACACCTACAACAGCACAAGTATTAAATTTAGCAATTCCTTGGACAAAAGAAAATGTAGAAAATTTAACTGCTTTATTTGATATACAAGCAAAGTATGATGAATTATTCACAGGTATTTATCAAACAAACTATGACCCTGCCGATTTCTATGAAATAAAACCTGGACTTCACAGATACTTACATTTTAATAGACAAGATGATACAATCCCCATCTCGGGCATCCCTACCGGCACCTACCGACACAATCCAATATCTCAACTTGGTTACGACTTGTGCGGTGTTTCCCATAGTTCTGCTTTACCTTCAGGATATCATTACGACAATAGTATGGCAACATATCCGTTATTCTTTGATTATAACGCATCTACAGCACATTTTGGAATAGATGATGTAGGATACGGAGAAGATGCTGGTGGTGGACATAGTGATATCACTGATTTAGCATACGGATGGGCAAGAAAAGTTAGAGTTGCTGCCGCTCAGGCGGTTAGCGGTGAAGATACTTATTACATAGGTATCCAATTTACAAGAACAGGTAATCAAGTCCCTCATTGGATGTATAACGGATTAACTCATATAGCATTATCAGCGGCGCATCAAGCAGTTGGTCGTAGATTTGGTTTTGATTATCATTTCAGTGCTTACGGAAGTGCTTGTATTCTACTCTACAACGGAATAGTAGCAAATGCTTCAGGGACTACTCCTCTTAATGGACAATATCCTGCTACAGATTACAAGGGAGATTATAGTTTGACAATGAATTTAAATGATATGGCAACAACAGCAAATAATCCAAAATATAATACAGGAGCATTGTATCATAAAATTCTACTTGGTGCTGATAGTCCTTCACTGATTTATGATACAAATGAAGATAGATTTAGTTTCACAGGATTACATACAGCAGAACGTGCTGGTAATGTTGGTAATGCTGGTCGCCTCAAAAACGGAGGTCTTGGAGAAATAGACGCAAACCAGCAGGCAGATAGTATATGTTATAAAGTTAATAAAGCAATGCTAGGAACAAGTTATTGTCCTAATGTTGCTCCTTACCCTGATACAGCACTTACACTTACTTCGCACGCCCAATATCCAAATCAATTATTATTCTCAACAAATTTAGAACCCTGGACGATATATGATGCTACTTGCGGATTATTTATAGAACAAGTAATAGTCCCTGAAAAGACTTGGGATGAAAACCTAATTGGTGTATTAGGATTTTATTACTCTCAATTTATAAATACAGACCAAGATAGACAAATACAAATCAACAATAGAAAGGATAGCACAAATATGTCTTCACTGACAACTCAAGCAATTATTAGTGCTGGAGATATGATTGATTGGACAAAAAATGGATACGGAATATCCACTTACACATTAAATCCTCCTCTAACTTACCAACAAACAGCAACAAATTTGACTGACAATATAAGACCCCCTGTCACTATATTTTTTGAGGATGGAAAAGGTAGCACAAGAATAACAGCATTAGATTTACCTACAAAAACAGCAAGACCTTATTTTACAATTAGAAGTAATCTCTTACCTCAATCATCATTTGTTGGTGGTAATCAAGAAACATCAGCGAAATCAGGAGCAGTGAACCGACCGGTTGTAGCAATAGTGAATAAGATAAATGGATACGGAGATTTTTATTCTCAACAAGAAACTCAATTAAGTTTTACAAATACAGAAAAAAGAGTAATAACTGCTATTAAAACAAGTGTCCACGACCCTGATGGTAGTTATGCTAAAGTAGATAAATCTAGTTCAGTGATATATAAGATAACCAAAACAAGACAAATAGATTTAAAACCAGTTGCGACTTTATTACAAAGTAAAAATCAAGCAGAAATCAAACAAGCAGAAATAGCATCAAGTATGCTTAAAAACCCCGAAGATGCTAAACCTAATTACTCACAGACTTTTTCTTTTTCATAGGGGATATGTATAAAGGACTATCAGCATCAAATGGATCATAAACATTTAATTTCCAAAGTGCCAAAATACAGGCAATATAGTAATCTCTTTCATCTTCATTGATTTTATATAATTTCTTCTTTTGTATAAATTTTACATAAGAAGTATAAATACTAATTTGTTGTTTTAAATTTTTATTATTATTAAAACCCTCAAAAATCAATTTACTACCAATATCTTTAAAATACTCAATATCTGTTTCTTTCTCTGTTAGATTATTTTTAAACATTACTTTTAGATTGCGATGGTAGAAATAAATTGACATAAAATCTATTACAAAAAAAATTAATTATACAAATCAAATTTTTAGAAAGTTTTAAAACTCAAAACCATAATTGTTGCCAAAATGGAAACATCTAATATTGACAATCACTATCCTTGGCAAGCATAATGAATTCTTCTTGACTGACACCAAACATTTGCTGGCATTCTTCTTCACTGGGAACCTTTACATCCTTGCCGTTGATATCCTGGACTACTAGCGGTGTGTGTAGGACACCCCCTGCTAGTTGATGTTGGAGTAGGTCTATTTTGCCTAGATGTGCTATCTCACCCTCTTTCAGTGTTGCTACTTCTTTCCTCAACATTTTGAGTTCCTCAATTGTAGCACAGGACATAGATGCTGATTTTGCTAATCTCTCGTTCTCTTCTTTGAGTATCTCGTTTCTTCTACAAAGGGACTTCTGCCCCTTAATCATACCACCCTCTCTCTGCTTTGCCCACTCCAACTCTTCTTCTAATTTTCTGCTTCTATCTTGTTCCTCAATCAACTGCTTCTTTAATTTGTCTATTTGATTTTGGTGGGTATCAATCATAAGAGACATTTTCTGCTGAATGATTGCCATATTTTCATCAACCTCTGCTACAGAAACCATTGTGTTGTCTGTGTTCATTTTGTATAGTTGTTTGTAATGCTAGAAGTAGAATAACACCAAATCAAATTTTTAATGTTTTTGATTTGATTGATTTGGTTGCGTGTTGTCGCTTATGTAGATTTCAGTGAAATGTTGCCAAATTGGAAACAATTTAGGATTTGAGTTTTAAAACCTTTACAAAAAAAATTTAATCTAGTCTAATCTAATTTTTGTTTGGTTTTGTATTTTGTATTGTTTAGTTGCTTGCTTCCATCTTTGCCTTTTTCTTGTCCAAACTCTCAAGGAACCGAAGGAAATTCTTGGGTTGCTTCTCAAGGTTGGCAGAAGTCCACTTGCGCGTTGGGGTGATATCGGCAGACCAACCTGCGTTTGGTCTGTCCGCATTATCGTGCCAAGTGAACATATGTCCACCTACCTCCATTGTCTTCTCTTCGGTATTGATGTCTAGATTTTCTACGATATCATTGACAATCTCTCTACACAAATCTTCACTGCTAACTTCACTAACTGCTGGAGATGCTGGTTCTACTGGACGCTGGGTAGGAGTAGGAGTAGGGAAACCCTCAGTCTCACCATCCAATACCTTGAGGCGTTCTTGAGCAAGGCGGATGAAATCCTCCAGGTCATTGGGGTCATCACACTGCGCAATCATCACCTCAAGTGGAGAAGTGTATTTTGCTTTCATATCATCAGGGATTGTGATAGTGTGCTTTTGCTGTGTCCCAATCATCCGCTCACCCTTGAGGCAGTGGTTAGCAGTATCAAGTGGTCTTGGGTCAACTGGATATGCGTGAACCTTTTTCATCACAGGTTTGCCTGCCTTTGTGAATTTGAGGTCGCCACCTTTGGTGCGTGCCTGAACCTCGCTGGTGTGGACAGCAGACTTGATATCCTCATCGCTTACTTGCTTGCTCACTTGGATGTAATGTGTCCAAGCAAGCAGGCGGAGCATACCGATGATTTGTGCCTTGCGCTTGTTGACAGACTTGTTGGAAACCCCCTCCTCATCGGTGAAGAAGATTTTGACCACCGCATTTGCGCCAAGCAGTCCATCGCAACCCAGCACATCAATCAGTGTATCCACGTTGATGCGCCAAGCGTTGACAAACTCACTGCGCATCGGCAACTGCCTTTGGTCTTTAGCATAGGCAAAATTGACTAGGAAATCAAAGTTGTCATCTGCCCACGCCTCAACGTAGTCGGCAAGACCCGCCGGTGCTGGGGCATCTGTCATCCAAGATACTTTCCACAGGTCATCGTGCTTGTTGCTACCGCACAGAGCATACCCAAAGTAAGGGCAATCCTGGGCGAAAGCGTTGATGACTGCGCGCTCCTCGGCAGTGATAGTGTGGACACCCTTGTAGGACATACTGAGAGTTGGTTGCGTTTGTTGCTGTAGTTGCTTGATGCTCTAGTTCTTTGTGATTGATGGAAAAGTTAGAAGCAGGAAATCAAATTTGTTTCCAATGAGAGAAAAGTTCTCTGGAAAAGTTGTCGCTTATGTGGAGAAGCAAAGGTTATGTTTTGTTGCTATAGTTTGTTTTGATTGATGGAAAAGAAAAAAGGTGGAAATCAAATTTGTTTCCATTACACATATTTTTCACAGAAAAAGTTGTCGTCTATGTGGCGATTTGTCATAAATATATATTTATGACAAATCGCCACATAGACGACAACTTTTTCTGTGAAAAATATGTGTAATGGAAACAAATTTGATTTCCACCTTTTTTCTTTTCCATCAATCAAAACAAACTATAGCAACAAAACATAACCTTTGCTTCTCCACATAAGCGACAACTTTTCCAGAGAACTTTTCTCTCATTGGAAACAAATTTGATTTCCTGCTTCTAACTTTTCCATCAATCACAAAGAACTAGAGCATCAAGCAACTACAGCAACAAACGCAACCAACTCTCAGTATGTCCTACAAGGGTGTCCACACTATCACTGCCGAGGAGCGCGCAGTCATCAACGCTTTCGCCCAGGATTGCCCTTACTTTGGGTATGCTCTGTGCGGTAGCAACAAGCACGATGACCTGTGGAAAGTATCTTGGATGACAGATGCCCCAGCACCGGCGGGTCTTGCCGACTACGTTGAGGCGTGGGCAGATGACAACTTTGATTTCCTAGTCAATTTTGCCTATGCTAAAGACCAAAGGCAGTTGCCGATGCGCAGTGAGTTTGTCAACGCTTGGCGCATCAACGTGGATACACTGATTGATGTGCTGGGTTGCGATGGACTGCTTGGCGCAAATGCGGTGGTCAAAATCTTCTTCACCGATGAGGAGGGGGTTTCCAACAAGTCTGTCAACAAGCGCAAGGCACAAATCATCGGTATGCTCCGCCTGCTTGCTTGGACACATTACATCCAAGTGAGCAAGCAAGTAAGCGATGAGGATATCAAGTCTGCTGTCCACACCAGCGAGGTTCAGGCACGCACCAAAGGTGGCGACCTCAAATTCACAAAGGCAGGCAAACCTGTGATGAAAAAGGTTCACGCATATCCAGTTGACCCAAGACCACTTGATACTGCTAACCACTGCCTCAAGGGTGAGCGGATGATTGGGACACAGCAAAAGCACACTATCACAATCCCTGATGATATGAAAGCAAAATACACTTCTCCACTTGAGGTGATGATTGCGCAGTGTGATGACCCCAATGACCTGGAGGATTTCATCCGCCTTGCTCAAGAACGCCTCAAGGTATTGGATGGTGAGACTGAGGGTTTCCCTACTCCTACTCCTACCCAGCGTCCAGTAGAACCAGCATCTCCAGCAGTTAGTGAAGTTAGCAGTGAAGATTTGTGTAGAGAGATTGTCAATGATATCGTAGAAAATCTAGACATCAATACCGAAGAGAAGACAATGGAGGTAGGTGGACATATGTTCACTTGGCACGATAATGCGGACAGACCAAACGCAGGTTGGTCTGCCGATATCACCCCAACGCGCAAGTGGACTTCTGCCAACCTTGAGAAGCAACCCAAGAATTTCCTTCGGTTCCTTGAGAGTTTGGACAAGAAAAAGGCAAAGATGGAAGCAAGCAACTAAACAATACAAAATACAAAACCAAACAAAAATTAGATTAGACTAGATTAAATTTTTTTTGTAAAGGTTTTAAAACTCAAATCCTAAATTGTTTCCAATTTGGCAACATTTCACTGAAATCTACATAAGCGACAACACGCAACCAAATCAATCAAATCAAAAACATTAAAAATTTGATTTGGTGTTATTCTACTTCTAGCATTACAAACAACTATACAAAATGAACACAGACAACACAATGGTTTCTGTAGCAGAGGTTGATGAAAATATGGCAATCATTCAGCAGAAAATGTCTCTTATGATTGATACCCACCAAAATCAAATAGACAAATTAAAGAAGCAGTTGATTGAGGAACAAGATAGAAGCAGAAAATTAGAAGAAGAGTTGGAGTGGGCAAAGCAGAGAGAGGGTGGTATGATTAAGGGGCAGAAGTCCCTTTGTAGAAGAAACGAGATACTCAAAGAAGAGAACGAGAGATTAGCAAAATCAGCATCTATGTCCTGTGCTACAATTGAGGAACTCAAAATGTTGAGGAAAGAAGTAGCAACACTGAAAGAGGGTGAGATAGCACATCTAGGCAAAATAGACCTACTCCAACATCAACTAGCAGGGGGTGTCCTACACACACCGCTAGTAGTCCAGGATATCAACGGCAAGGATGTAAAGGTTCCCAGTGAAGAAGAATGCCAGCAAATGTTTGGTGTCAGTCAAGAAGAATTCATTATGCTTGCCAAGGATAGTGATTGTCAATATTAGATGTTTCCATTTTGGCAACAATTATGGTTTTGAGTTTTAAAACTTTCTAAAAATTTGATTTGTATAATTAATTTTTTTTGTAATAGATTTTATGTCAATTTATTTCTACCATCGCAATCTAAAAGTAATGTTTAAAAATAATCTAACAGAGAAAGAAACAGATATTGAGTATTTTAAAGATATTGGTAGTAAATTGATTTTTGAGGGTTTTAATAATAATAAAAATTTAAAACAACAAATTAGTATTTATACTTCTTATGTAAAATTTATACAAAAGAAGAAATTATATAAAATCAATGAAGATGAAAGAGATTACTATATTGCCTGTATTTTGGCACTTTGGAAATTAAATGTTTATGATCCATTTGATGCTGATAGTCCTTTATACATATCCCCTATGAAAAAGAAAAAGTCTGTGAGTAATTAGGTTTAGCATCTTCGGGGTTTTTAAGCATACTTGATGCTATTTCTGCTTGTTTGATTTCTGCTTGATTTTTACTTTGTAATAAAGTCGCAACTGGTTTTAAATCTATTTGTCTTGTTTTGGTTATCTTATATATCACTGAACTAGATTTATCTACTTTAGCATAACTACCATCAGGGTCGTGGACACTTGTTTTAATAGCAGTTATTACTCTTTTTTCTGTATTTGTAAAACTTAATTGAGTTTCTTGTTGAGAATAAAAATCTCCGTATCCATTTATCTTATTCACTATTGCTACAACCGGTCGGTTCACTGCTCCTGATTTCGCTGATGTTTCTTGATTACCACCAACAAATGATGATTGAGGTAAGAGATTACTTCTAATTGTAAAATAAGGTCTTGCTGTTTTTGTAGGTAAATCTAATGCTGTTATTCTTGTGCTACCTTTTCCATCCTCAAAAAATATAGTGACAGGGGGTCTTATATTGTCAGTCAAATTTGTTGCTGTTTGTTGGTAAGTTAGAGGAGGATTTAATGTGTAAGTGGATATTCCGTATCCATTTTTTGTCCAATCAATCATATCTCCAGCACTAATAATTGCTTGAGTTGTCAGTGAAGACATATTTGTGCTATCCTTTCTATTGTTGATTTGTATTTGTCTATCTTGGTCTGTATTTATAAATTGAGAGTAATAAAATCCTAATACACCAATTAGGTTTTCATCCCAAGTCTTTTCAGGGACTATTACTTGTTCTATAAATAATCCGCAAGTAGCATCATATATCGTCCAGGGTTCTAAATTTGTTGAGAATAATAATTGATTTGGATATTGGGCGTGCGAAGTAAGTGTAAGTGCTGTATCAGGGTAAGGAGCAACATTAGGACAATAACTTGTTCCTAGCATTGCTTTATTAACTTTATAACATATACTATCTGCCTGCTGGTTTGCGTCTATTTCTCCAAGACCTCCGTTTTTGAGGCGACCAGCATTACCAACATTACCAGCACGTTCTGCTGTATGTAATCCTGTGAAACTAAATCTATCTTCATTTGTATCATAAATCAGTGAAGGACTATCAGCACCAAGTAGAATTTTATGATACAATGCTCCTGTATTATATTTTGGATTATTTGCTGTTGTTGCCATATCATTTAAATTCATTGTCAAACTATAATCTCCCTTGTAATCTGTAGCAGGATATTGTCCATTAAGAGGAGTAGTCCCTGAAGCATTTGCTACTATTCCGTTGTAGAGTAGAATACAAGCACTTCCGTAAGCACTGAAATGATAATCAAAACCAAATCTACGACCAACTGCTTGATGCGCCGCTGATAATGCTATATGAGTTAATCCGTTATACATCCAATGAGGGACTTGATTACCTGTTCTTGTAAATTGGATACCTATGTAATAAGTATCTTCACCGCTAACCGCCTGAGCGGCAGCAACTCTAACTTTTCTTGCCCATCCGTATGCTAAATCAGTGATATCACTATGTCCACCACCAGCATCTTCTCCGTATCCTACATCATCTATTCCAAAATGTGCTGTAGATGCGTTATAATCAAAGAATAACGGATATGTTGCCATACTATTGTCGTAATGATATCCTGAAGGTAAAGCAGAACTATGGGAAACACCGCACAAGTCGTAACCAAGTTGAGATATTGGATTGTGTCGGTAGGTGCCGGTAGGGATGCCCGAGATGGGGATTGTATCATCTTGTCTATTAAAATGTAAGTATCTGTGAAGTCCAGGTTTTATTTCATAGAAATCGGCAGGGTCATAGTTTGTTTGATAAATACCTGTGAATAATTCATCATACTTTGCTTGTATATCAAATAAAGCAGTTAAATTTTCTACATTTTCTTTTGTCCAAGGAATTGCTAAATTTAATACTTGTGCTGTTGTAGGTGTATTTCTACCATCACCGATAGCAGGTTTTAAAAATCCTTGAGAAGCATTTGTTTTTCTACCTTGTATCCAAAGGTCAGGTCTTTTTATACCAATATGTTGATATTGAGACATATAAGTGTGAGCGTTATTTGTTATTTGTTCTACATCTGCGCTCGGGTCGTGTGATGGATTAACATTTTTAAAATCAGCATACATTTGGGCATTATATAGATATCCTGCGCAATTGTATGATTTATATAAAGGTGATTCGTAATAATTTACTAAATCTTCTATAGCATCGTATCCATTCAGTGTAGATGTGGGATACGGGAAAGTTCTTCTAGTTAAAACACCTCTTTTATTCATTTGTTCTGTGATTTCGGCAGCAACATCACTAGGGGAATTAAACCCATCCTTTGATTTCATAGTGAATACTTCTTTAACAGGATGCCAAGTATAGAGTATAGCAGGGTCTCTTCTATCTTCTGCGTTTTGATACCCAGGAGTTCCCGGTGCTTCTCCACTTATTCCACCTTCTCTTCCAAGTAAATCTAAATAATTTCCAGCAGGCACACCGAAATCACTTGCTGAATTTCTGTTTCTATATACTTTTTCTGCGCGAAATAATGTATATCTACTACAATCATTTCTTATCATACCCTTTTTTAAAGTTGGTGGGTCAGGTGGACTTATAACCGGTTCACTATTTTTTTTATTTTGCCCTACTAATTTGTAATCAGCAGGGGGAAATTGATTTGCTACTCCAAGAGGTGCCCACGCTCCGTTAAAATACTTGCCTCCAGGGTCTAAATTATAAACTACATTACCATATGCTCCCGGAACATTTTGATCGGCAGTAGGGGGACTTGCCCCTGTTGTATTGTCCCATTGGTCATATGGATTAGAAAGAGAAGCATTATTCAGTGCTTTTCCAGTATGTCTACGGGGTAAACTTACATAGTGTTCACCATTGGTAGTTTTGTAAGGGGCATATATAATATTTGTTTCACCATCATTGATTGCGAAAGTATGATTTTCATTTCCACCCTTTTCGCATCCGTATCTATAAACTTGTTCTCCTGTAATTTTGTCTATTCTAGATGAAAAATCATCATAATATCCTAAATATTCTATATCTTTGCTTATTTCTGCTTCTAATGTATCTCCTCTAACTCTTTCTTTGATTTCTATAGCACCTGCCTGTGCTCCCTTCTCACTTACAAAACCGGAATGAACTTGTATTTTATCACCGATATCTAATATTAATCCATCTCCACATTCGCAAGTCCATTCAGCAGGAGTAGTGAAGTTTTGAGTAGTGCCTTCTAAACTTGATTGTCTACTACACTCTACAAGGATTGTTTCTTCCATATATATTTTATTATATATAATTAAAAAAGTTTAAATTACGAAAATGTATTTTGTTGCCAAATTGGAAACATTTTAAAAAATTTAAGCATAAACAACTTCCATCCTGCCTTCCTTGAGTTGTGCCATCCTTACAACCTGTATCCAAGCGCGGAGTGTTGATGACCCTGCCATCGTTTGGCGTCTGTCATATAACTCTATACCCCTGCTATTGACACGCTCATTACGATTTAATCGGTAGCAATGCCAGTTTCCACGAGACCTAATATCACTGATAAGAGGCGTTGACCCTCCGCCGTAATCTGCGCCCATTCCGTAATCCTCAAAAGCACCAAATTGTGCGTCCTTTGCTAACTGACCCTGACCGGAGTAGATATCGCGAGAAAGGTGTGGCATACGACCTTCAGTCATTAATACATTATGAAATTGTCTCGCTGAATTAGAAACATCAATAGGGAATAAAAATAAATCATTGTATCTTAAATTTGTTGTAATTGTGCCGTTAGAAAGTGCCGTCACGAGCGGTGTATCACTCCCGTAATTATTAATTAATCCCTGGTCTCCGGGTTTCTTATTTTCTACCTGAACACAAACCTTATTTACAATACGACCAGCACCACCAACATTCTGTATTAACTGACCGGAAAATTCGGCAGATGAAACATCGCGCTTTACAAACTGATAATCAACATACGAGAAACTCATATTAGCATTTGCCTGCTGATACTGAAGCATCATTTCCTGTGGATAAAAAATGTAATCAGCAACCATCTTAACTTCATCTCTAGTGATAGTAGCATCAGCATCCCCAACATCACCGAGAGTAGTGCTAACACGAGTTGAGTTGGTAGCAGCAAGACCACCCGAAACTTTAGGGGTGAAAGTAAGATGAATAGCAACCTGTTCCTGTAGCATAAATAGAGGTAATTGGTTCATTTTTAAGAATGGGAATAAATCAGCAATAAGAATAGAAAATACTGGATTGTTGTTTAGATCGCACCATCCCTGGACTTGGCGAGTTGCTGACGGGTCAGTTCCCTTGTCTAGGACTGCCCTGCCTGTAGAAGTAGATTTATAATCAAAATCATTTCCGTTATCAATACAAACACTATCTGCTTCATTGATACTCTCAATGTTATTGGCGGGAGTTCCAGCATCTTCATACTCTGCCTGGCGTTCCTTGAGAGTTGGGCGGACTGCTAAACCAGTGCGTGCGGTAAACACTTGTTCACGTTCTTTAAGTTGTTCCGGGGTGATAAAATTACTTTCATACGCATAATAGTGCGCAAAGTCTTCTATTTCACTGATAGTTTTGCCACCAATAGTTAGGCGCACACGCTGAAGTAGAGATGCGATACCAATATTAACAGGGAAAAAACTATTCTGTCCTTGAGTAGGATTAGCAAAAACACCTTTATCAACAGAAAGTGTAATGCGAGAATTAGAATGTAGAATACCCTTATTTGTAAGCACAAATCGGCATTCGTTCTGTGAAAAAGAAACCGGTTCTAAAATTTCCGTTGCCACATCAATTGCTGTATCAGTTGGAATAGTCCCAATTTTGACTAAATCCGGAATTGCGCCAGCACCAGGGGGAGCAGACCCCTGTGCCTGTGTCATAGCAGAATTATTAATACTAGTCATATTTATATTATATAACTTAACAAAAATAAAAATAATAATATAAAAAATTAAAATTTATTTACCCTTTATTTTAACACCTGAATACCTTGAGGGGTGCTTACACAAGTTTGTTTAGAATGAACAAAAAGGAAAATAGATTGCGGACTATCACTAGTAAGTCTTAACTGAAGTTGGACACCGAATGGGACATTTGCGAAACTGATACCCTGGTCGCTAATAGTATCATAAGCAACACCAAGACCCCAAGCACTTCCTCCATCCTTCATTTCTTTTGCCTGAACATAATTATCAGTCATAGCAAAATACTTGTAATTATTAGGTTTTACACTTGAGCGATTTACCTTGGCAAATCCCATCACTGAATTAATGTAATTTCTTGCTAACTGACTATCAATTGTTGTATTACCTGTTGCCTCCTTTTGGAGTGTATCAAGGTTGTATTGTAGAGGGTATCTCTCACCTGCCCTTGTAAATACCGCCTGCTCTACCACCGCTACTGAACCATCATTATTAGTAAAGGGAAGAGTTGCTAATCCGTCTCTGCCTAAGTTATTGATATGACTAGCAGGAACAACATTCATATAAGCACCCAGCACCTTGGATAGGGCAAGATTAAAATTGAGATTAGCATTCGCTGAATTAATAGTTTGATAATACGATGTAATAGAGTTGTAAACAAATGTATTAGTAGTCTGCGACATTAATTGAGAAAGTTGATCGGGTGGTGGAACCATCGTTTCACAAACAAGTCTAACATTAGATAATTCATAATGAGCATTGAGAAGATTAGCAGTGGTATTATCTTTGGAAAATAATACATTACTATCCGGTGCTAACTGGATTTCTATGCGAAGTCCACCAACACCCCAAGTGCCGGACAGAGGGATAGGGTCTTGACCCAAAAATAACCCACAAACCAGCGGAATACAAAATTCATTTTTGCCGGTTGGTTGGTCTGCCTGTGTATTGGTAATTACACCTAACTCCTGTGCTTTAAAGTTGGGGAAACGTAGTGAAGTTTCATATGTGTGTCCAGCAAAATCATCAACAGATTGAGTGACGGAAAGGTATGAACTCATCATACGATTGTGATGATTTATGCTTTCCATTACTTGAGAGGATTTCTGTGAAAAAATCGTTAGTTGGTCTACAACAGCATTTACACCTAAACGTTCATTCATACGGATACCATCTGCCTCAACCGGTAGCACGCTGCCACCAGCATCCTTCCAAATTGTGAATTCACCGACAAGACGGATTGTGCCTGGTTTGATAAATCTGTCCTGTTCACCAATTAGAAACTGGATAGTTGGTTGCCCGTTGTAATACGATAATTTACCATCACTAGTAATATTACTTGGGACGATTTCTTGATGCGTGGAATAACTTGTCATTTTATTTATACTTAATCCAAATAAAAATTTTAAACACTCTTAAAATTAAAAAATCAATAATGTTGCCATTTTGGAAACAATCTTTAGATTACAACCTGAATAGAATTTCCACTGATTACAATTCTACGAAGGTGAGCACACCAAACATTCCAAAGTTTATTGAGAGCAGGCGGCGTGGTTTCCTGATACTCAACCTGTAATTGGAAATCCTTACCTCGTGTATCATATACACCATCCTGTAGTGAAAGCGCGCGACCAATTAAAAAATTCTTTTGGAAATTTAGCATAGAATGCGGTTTGATACCCGCCATCACAAGTGCCTTTTCTAACTCAATTAGGGGTTGCTGGTCTACTGAAAATTTAGAAGAAATCTTACTACATTTTACCTTACGAGATGGATTTAATTTACCATCATAAAATAACTGATATTGAGTAATGTGGTCAGTGATACCTACTAGACCAGGTCTAATGCTATGATTTGCCATTGAGGGTGCGCCATCCTCCTGTCGGTCATAGTATTCTATTTCCGTGCCTTCACCACGCATAATATCACGCTGTGTGTATACCGAAGCATCAGTAGGGATTGCTAACACAGATTTGGCACGAGATTGAGTAAGAGGAACTCGTAGAGTTGTAAGTTTTTCACTCATAATCTGTGAAGTTTTGTAATTAGTAAATGATAAGAAATCATAATTCATCGCTCCACCTTCTTTCATCATAGATGCTAACTTGCTCTTGTATCCCTCGGGCATCATAACCTGCTGAACAATAAATTCACAATCCGTAATTTCATAACTTGGTTTCCAAGCAGAAGCAGTAGCATTTGCCACAGAAACATCAACTATCACAAAATTCTTATCCATCGTATTTGTTGGAGAATACTTGGCAACCAGCGTTATTTTAACGCAATTCTTCGCTCCTGCTACATACTCAATAGATTGGATTACTCCGTAAGCAGTATTGACAACAGATGGATTGAGAGTATCGGTATCAGTATCAAGAAACGAAATATGCTGACCAACACAGAAGGGGATTTGACTACCACCAATAGAAGCATTAACCGCCATCAAATTGTCTCGTCTAATATAAAATTCTTGGAATGCTGAACCATTACCAACTGAACTACCGATAGGATAAACCGGAGCAGCGTTAGGGTCAGCAGGGTCAGCAGTATCACTAGCATTAAATGATAAGCAAACCGGATTTGCCATTAACTTTCTCTTGCGATTACAAGTATCAAGTTTCTGTATACAATGTTTAGCATCTTCTAAAATTATTTCTACAATTAAACCATCAGTGAGACCAACAGGGAATACCTTGTCATTTGAGAAAATACCGGTATTTAATGGGAGTAAGCATTTTGCCTTTTTAAATCCTGGTTCATTTGATGTATTATCACGGACACCCGTTTCTAACTCATCAAAGTAAGGATTATTATTAATGTTATTTGCTGTATCACTACGGAGACCCATTGTAGAGCGGTTGCGCTCATCATAGTAAACGCAACCTTCGGTAAGCGCACGCTTTTCTTTAATAGTATCATTTAATTCATAATCATACTTCACAGCAGTTAAAACATTGTAATTTTGGTATTCTTCTAATAAAACTCTTCCGGCGCCTCCGGAATATACCCTCAAATCCCTGATTAAAACCTGCCCCCCAAGTTGTCCATCTAACTGAAGAAACAGAGGGTTGCTGTCATTCTTTAAAAGAACATCAAATTTTAAATAACTCTCCTTTGGTTGGAAAAAATCAATAGAAGAAGGAATATGAAACTCAACCTTCTGTCCTGGGTTATAATCCAGTCCGTGCTCTGCTGGAACCGCAATTCTCTGTTGTCCAATCGGGATTTTATCTTCTGCTGTCCAAAAATTTGCCATTATATTTTATACTAAATAAAATAATAAAAAAAAAATCAATAAAATCAAAAAGTTGCCAATACGGCAACATTCTAAATTA